GCAGCGCTAAAATATGGTCTATTGCCCATTGGATTTGGGTTTAATCGCGCCATGAAAACATATTCCCCGGCTAAATAAAAATTGACTGCATAATCAATATCGGGGTCGGGCACGTCATTTTCGGAAAATCCCCACTCAATCAGCATTGACCCTTGAATGTCAGCCCATATGCTCAGGCATTCGATTAACGCGTCCGGGTCCATCTGCTCGTTTGTACGGCTTGCTAAATTAGCTCGTTCCTGGTCAGTCCATAGCCAATTCTCCGTAAAACTTGCCTGACCGTATTCTTTCAGAATTGTTCTAATTGTTTCCTCGTCGAATCCATCAACGCCGATGAATGAATTTAAATCCTTGCGTCTTAATCTCAGCCTCTCAATCAGGTATCCGTCATTGAGGGTCCTTGAACCAGGGGACAAATAAATATCGAACGGACTCACGCGCTCCCAATATCTTTTTTCTTTGCGCTTGACGGAAAAATTATTGTCATCATCCCACACCGTAACCGGATCAGAATACACAATCGGACCCTTGATGAAAGCCGCCTGATATGTGCAAAAATCATCTATAGCTGATTTTAATGCATCGTAGAACCCGCCCTCAACCAGTTGATCCTGCATATAATCAGTTTGCTCAACTGCTACTTTTTTTGCTTTGATTCGCTCCTGCGTCAACACCATATCCCTATAAAAATCCATGCGATCCTCAACCATCGCCGGGGTTACGGGCTGTTCTGGGTTTTCCACCAGGATTGTAGATGCCTCGGACGTGACAATCTCACGTATTGTATCGAGCTTGCTCCCAGCGAGTTCTGGGACCGGTGTCGGCTCCACACTCCCTATATTTTCCCCGACCGGTATCATGATATCTGTAATCCATGATTTGGCTGCCCTGCATTTCATCGACCCGAGCAGCATATATACAGCTGATCCACCAAACAGTCTAATGGCCTCTAATTCTTCCGGGTCATATTCACCACGCCTGATTCGCTCTGATTTAAATAGTCTCCGTTCAATCTCTGTTTTTGAGTTTTTAGCGGCTTCCCACGCCGTCAAACCATACGATGCAAGTGACTTAATCGCTGGATCATCAGTGATAAATCCATCGGAAAGATTTTCGGACTCGTATTCGCCGTACCCTTTTCCGGAGGATTCTTGCAAAAAATCGTCAATGTTAAATGTAGACTCATCTGGCATCTATTATCCATCCTTATATATTACGCAGCCCAACCACGGGGGTCGGCTCTGCGGTTTGATCTTTCAATTATCCCGGAATCTACACGCGAGCGGGCGGTGGCTATAAACTGATTGTTGAATTGATGCGCTGTAGCCAATGTGCGGAACGCATCCGCCGCATGACTTGACCAGTCGTGTAGAGGTCTATCATGATATGATCCCAGGCGATCATTCCATTCTTTTCGGTACGCTTCGAGCGATTTGAGTCCCTCCTCCGCCTCACTGGCATCAAACCAACAAATCCCTAGGATTTTTCGAACCATCCCGATGCCAACGTCAATGCTCAATTTTGGGGATGCCTCCTCAAACATAATCCCGACATCAGCTGCCATCTGCCTGTTTGTTTGTGCAGACAGCACATGGTTGTCGATGTCATGCGGCGGGGTGTGGCGACCGTATCTATATTTTTTTTGTTCCAAGATTTCTGCAAAATGTCCAAACCCTTCACCTGAATTTGCATAAAAATCAATGACATGGATTTCTCGACCCATGTCCTGGGTGAACCAAATCACCATCTCGTCTCGATATCCGAGATCCCACCATGTGTCTACGAGATTGGTCTCTCTGTGGGGCACGGAGCAAATACGCCCGGTCTCACGGATTTTACGGAATTGAGTCGTATAATATGCGCCCTCAATAGACACCTCAAACGCCTCCTCTGGCGTCGATGGATGCTCTTGTTTTATATCAAATCCAATAGACTCCTCTTTTTTTACGTACCACCTACGATAAGCCATTGGAATTTTGACTTTTTTCTCACGCTCAATATCGTCAAAATATGTCGTCAATCGGCTATTGATTATTACTCGTGGATCGTGTAGCTGATTGAGCTGACTTTTGTACCACGGGAAAAAAAAGAATTTGAAATCCATCACGCTAAGTTCTCGATTTTTATCAGCTTTTAGTTTCTGTGCTGATTCACAGTGATCAAAAAAAATGCCCTCTCGGCCCTCTGCCGTGCTCTCTATTATAGTGATAGATTTCCCGGCGTGCACAGCATTCAGCGCGCCCAATTTGACCTCTTTTGCTTTTTGGGGAAATTTGGCATCCATTTTTCCCATTTCCGAAACATGCAGGAGCTGGAAGGTCCCGGACCTACCTGACGTTGTAACCCTGATTGACGATCCGTTTGAAAATCTTAGTGCACGTTCAGTTTCTTTTTCTAGCGTAATTAATGACTTCAATTCTTCCGGTAATTTTTCATAAGGTGCTAAAATATTACGATAAAAGAAATTTTCTGCATCTTCCCGGTTATGCGCTATGATGCAGGCCGCTATGTTTTTTTTGAAAAGACATGTATCTAAAAAATCAACACATGCAAATGTCGTAATCCCCTGCTGTCTTGATTTGAGTACTACGTTATTATACCAAAGATTTTCAAATAGTTGCGCCTGAACTTGATTAAGCTCAAACTTTATCTCCTCGCCCTCCGCGTTAATTATCGTATATAAATGATCAAGCCGCCACCGCTGATCTGATAGGTATTTCACATAGTCTGAATATTTAAAATTATCAGTCACTTAATATTGTCTCATAATTATTTTCAATACGTTTTAGTGGGCTTTTCCCATCGATTGTCTCTAAAACACCTTTTAGATCGTCGCTCACACCGTGCGCAACCTCCTGTTTATCCTCCCATTTATAGTTATTTTTTAGATTAAAAATAACCCCTGCGACATTACGACCGTTAAACAGTTTTTCCTCGGCATAATTCTCACATTTTTGCACAGCTTTTTTTAAAGTGAGAAAAAACTTTTGATATGTGTCAATTTTTCGGTAGTTTAGAATGGTCCTGCGATCACAATCTAGAGCAAGCGCAAGTCCGGAGATTGTGTAAGGTCGCCCAGTTTGATCGCAGCTCTCAAAATATTTATCGATCATGATCTCCATTTTTTTAACTGACGTAAATTTTTTTGGCTGTCCACCACCTTGCCCTTGTGACATATCGCAATATCCTTTATATATAAATGACACATCAATTATATATAACATGCTCCCCAAAGTCAACAAAAAGTGACAAAAATTGTCAACATCATGACAAAAATTGTCAACCTATTGAAAATACTATAAATTATTATAACAATTATTGTTACAATAGGCAATTCCATCGAACCCCTGCAACTTTACTTGCAACTATGTCTATTTGTCAACAGTTGTTACGAGTGTTTAATCAACTGATATAATTGCGTATATTTTGAATGATAGCATAAAACTATTACTATTTGTCAATAATTGTTACTATGTTAAAAACAGCTTGCAAAACATGCCAAAAATGTTATTTAGAAATATTGTTAATGATATCTTGATGTTATCATTAACTATTGATATTTATCATCGGTTTGGCAAGGTGTGTGCATACTATTATAGTAGCTCGACAATGACGTTGAGCGGGACAGGACAACTCAAGCTAACGGGGCGCAGGCCCCACAAGAAAGGGAAATGAATATGAAATACATGATAAATCTCACAAATGATGAAGATTTTGAATCGGGCGGACCGTCATCATTTGGATCGGGGAAGTTCGGCTTTGTACTGTTGGCCGAAAACATGAAACATTGCAGGGCAAAAGTCCTGTGCCGTGCAAGAAACCTTGGGTTGGAGGGGTGGTCAGCGAAGATTATCCGGCTTGAAGAAAGCGGAAAATATAACAACGGGACAACAATCCAGGAAATTTTCAACCCCGAGAGGGAAATGATTTTAAAAATAAAATAACCTCCCGCCTGACCGGAATTAGCCGGTCGGGCTACCAAGCTAACGGGGCGCAAGCCCCACAAGAAAGGAATAGAAAATGAACACAATAGAAATGAACACAATCGTTGCGGCATTATTGGCAAAACGAAGCTGGATAGTTAAAGGGTTTAATAATTTCCTAGAAATTTGGGAAAAACAAACAAAAAATATGGAGAATCTCCCTGGAAGATTTAAAAAAATTATAATTTTAGAAAAAGATATTATAGACAAATGTGGATACGTTTGCGAGGAGCGGAGGTATTTTATCAAGATTGGATGGAACGGAGTTGACTTTGATTATACAAACGACCATATGGAATGCTGGGAAAATTCTGATCATTATCCGGAGATTACGGCGGAGCTTGTCCGGGAGATCATGGCCGAGGATCTCCCCGGTAAAATTCGGAAGCATTTTAAAAAAGTTCAAACGGAGATTGACGTGCTGTTCAAAACGGAAGAAAAAATGAACGAACTCATAAAAAAATTGGCCTAAACAATTGCCCGCCTACCTGGAATTAGCCAGGTGGGCTACCAAACTAAAGGGGCGCAGGCCCCACAAGAAAGGACAAACAAAATGAAGAATAATACTTACAAATCCATAACAAGTGAAGGCAAAATTACAGCCAACACCAACACCGCCATTTTCTGTCGAAAGGTAGAATCGGCTATCAATTCATTTCATGATAGCACGGACATTTCGATAACTATGAAGAATGAAGGTGCAATATTTTCGCACCGAAACGGTTATATTTCAAAACAGGGGGTCCAGGTGACATCTGGGCACAATCAAGACAGATTAATTATTCTTGAGACAGACCGTCATTGGATGGCGGTTGCTCCCTCGTGGGAGATAGAGGACTTCAAAGGAAAAGGATTATTAGTCGGATTTATTCCGGCTTTTCATTTTAAGGGAATAATTAAATTCCCGTTGGGGGAACCCAATTGGTACCGCCATAATGATGGCATGCTGGCAGTATGCATGCCCAATAGTTTCTCAGGTTTCACAGAGGCCGGCGAACCTCTATTCATAGGTGAAATTGAGATAAAGCATAGGGAAACTCAAATCCTGTGGGACATTGCAGCCAGGTATGAGACGCTTTTTCCATCTTATATGGAAGGGTGCGAAGGAGAAATTTACCGGGATCTGAAAAATCCCGGGCAATTGGTATATTGCAAGGATGGGGATGTGATCCCCATAAGAGCAGGTGATCTTGTCAGGGGGAATTCGGAAGAAATTCCGGAAGACATAGAACAAATGATCACGGAGGAGTTTAAACTCCTCATACAATGTCCCTTCGATGAAGCAGAGTGTAAAAAGTACTCCTGTTGCGGGGACTGCCCGCATGAAAATGACACGCCCGTATGGGTGTCAAGCAGTGAGTAAAGAAGCGGGTGAAAATCCCGCATACGACAAGACCCGACGTCTACGGCGTCGTCTAGAGGAATTGATCAGGATTGATATCAAGATCCTGATCAGCCGGGGGGAAAACCCCGGAGAAATCGAAACTTGCATACACGCCATGCTTGCAACATGGCGTGGTGAAATGCAAGACATGTAACGCACCGCACCGGCAAAAGCCAACGCAAGGCGTAAGGAAAATTGATCACTTAGATCATAATTCCTTACGCCTTTTTTTATTTATTTATTTAAAAAAATATAAAGGATTAAAAAATAATGAAACAATTATCAGTAACAGAAGCCGCGATAATCTTAAACTTGACACGATCCAGGGTCCACAAATTAATATCCGAGGCTCGGATTAAGGCCCAGAAAATAGGGAATTTTTGGACGATCAACGAGGATGACCTCCAGAAATTTATGCTGCGCCCTCGGACGCCTGGCCGGCCCGTCGTGAACACAGACGAAAAAAAACTTTTAAAAAAAATAATGACGGCGGTAAAAAAGGAAGCCCTTTCATATCCGTCGTGGATGTTGGAAGAAAACAGGAGAGAAATTTCCAACTTGGCAGCGGTCGCATTGAATGAAAAAGGTATAAACGTGGCATCAACGCCATATTTACAAGACCTTTTTATTGAAGCCATTGACAATATCTTTGCATAAAATAATGCGCCGCATCTCGATAAAATGTGGCGCATATTTTATTAAATCATATTTTTAAATTTTCGATGTATTCTTTTTCCACGACCATCCCGCAATTATAGCACACGAAAACCGGAACTGGATGTACGCCAACCTTTCCACCATTCATCAACGGGGATACTCTAAAAAGTTGATACGCCTGCTCAAATCGTTTTCCATCACACTCCTTACAGCTTATAAGATCATCGTCTCCGAGCTGCACAGTTGGTTTTTGTTTTAAATTTCCTTGCATCAATTTATTTCTACCTTTCATATTTTTTCCTTTCTGTTAAATTATTTACAAATGTTATTTTTTAATTTTACAACAAAAAATTCTGTTCTTT